ATTGCATGTCTAATGCAGCTGGAGCCGTAAATACAACGGCTATGGGTGTTAACGTACTGCAAAATGTAACCTCTGGAGCAGCAAACAATTCATACGGCGTTAATTCTTTACAAAATTGCAACACAGGATCACAAAACCAGGCATATGGTGTACAAGCTCTTCAGGCTTTACAAACTGGAAATGATTCAGTGGCAATTGGTCATCAAGCCCTTCAAACTTCTGTAAATGACAATCAGAATGTGGCTATAGGATCGGGTACATTAGGCAATTTAAATGGGGCAAGTGGTATAACCGCAGTAGGCTATCAAGCGCTTGGCTCTACAAATAATGACACTTTCAATTGCGCATTTGGCTGGCGAGCTTTAGCCTCAGTAAATAATGCTGGAATAGCGAGCAGTAACACGGCCATAGGCTATAATTCTATGAGTTCCACTGTAACGGCGTCTGCAACGACAGCATGTGGATTCGCAACTTTACAGGCACTAACCACAGGAATTCAGAATAATGCGTTCGGAGCCTCAGGCTTATATTATTGTACCACAGGGTCAAACAATTGTTCATTTGGTAACAACGTTTTAGTGTCGCTGACCACGGGAAATGATAACGTGGCTATTGGTCTAGCTGCTGGAAGCTCTTTAATTGATGGCTCCCAGAATATCGCGATAGGCAGTTTAGCCCTATCAGCCGTTGGAAGCACAACAGACAACGTGGCTATCGGTTTCCAAAGTATGCAAAACTTTTTTGCTGCTGGTGGAAACATCTTCATTGGATCAAATACTGGTCAATTAGGTCAAGGGGCTAACAACGTTGGCGTGGGTTATCTTGTCATGTCCGCCAATGCAAACGCAACATACAACGCCCTTGTTGGTATTGGATCGTATGCTTTACAAAACGTAAATACTGGCGCTGCTGAATTAACAGCCGTTGGTACATCGGCATTAACCAACGCTACGACATCCGTAGGCGCAACAGCAGTCGGTAATCAAGCGCTTTATAACCTTACAACAGGAATAAACACGACCGCTGTCGGTGATCAAGCTCTTTACTCAACATCCACTGATAACTATAACAATGCTTTTGGTTACTTCTCTCAGAATCAAACCAATGGTGGATCTTATAACGACAGCTTTGGCGTAGGTAGTTTACAGGCTAACACCACAGGATCACGCAACTGCTGTTTTGGCTATCAAACATTAACCACAGCTATAACAGACACTGATGATGTCGCTATCGGCTATCAAGCTTTAGCGACTGCTAATGGAACAACACAGCTAGTCGCTGTAGGGTCTTTAGCCCTAACTTCATGTACTGTTGGAAGTGCAGCAGTTGCCGTTGGGTATGGGGCTTTACAAGCCTTTACAAGCGGAAATTCATGCACCGCTGTAGGTCATCTATGTCTAAACGCTGCGACTACATCGGCTTCACAAACCGCTGTCGGTAGTCAGGCGTTATCTGCTTCAGTTGCTGATAACTATAACAATGCTTTTGGGTACTATAGCCAGCTTAATACCAATGGTGGATCGTCTAACGATTCCTTCGGTGCTGAGTCTATGGAGTTCAACACCACAGGCGCTAGACATTGCAGCTTTGGATACCGAACTTTAAGGCAATCGACTACGGATTCTGACTGCGTAGCTATGGGTTATGAGGCACTCTTGTCGTTAAATGGAGCTTCAGGGATAACCGCAGTCGGTTCAGGTTGCCTTGCTAATTTGACTACCGGGGCAAATAATAGTGGATTTGGATTCCAAGTTTTAAATTCTATTACGACCTCCTCAAACAACACGGGAACAGGTTATAGTGCACTTTCAAGCTTAACATCAGGCCAATACAATTGTGCCTATGGTAGTTCTGCGATGCAAAATTCTACGCTTGCTACTGACAGCGTAGCTATCGGTTATCAAGCGATGGGTCAAGGGATTGCTCCCGATTATTCAGTTGCTGTAGGCTTCCAAACTCTTCAGAACTTAAATAATGGTCCATGTATTGGAATTGGCTGGAATGCTGGAAACGCAATGGTTAACGCAACTAATTGCTGCGCTATCGGTTATCAAGCGCTTTACTCGTCTCAAAATGACCAATACAACATCGCTATTGGTGATACTACCCTCTTTAGTTTAAACGGCGGAAATAACTGTGTCGCTATAGGGTATCAAGCTCTCCAAACATCGGCTGCTGACAGTGACAACGTGGCTATCGGATTCAGTAGCATGCTCAACCAAAATGGCGGAAGTGAGAACGTCTGCGTTGGTTCACAAACTATGCAATCTAGTACGACAACACAACAGTCTGTCGCTATCGGATTTGAGAGTATGTTTACTTCAACTTCGACAAACTTCTCCGTTGCTATAGGGTATGCAAGTTTGTATTCATCCACAGTTGACCAGTATAACGTCTGCGTAGGCTGGAGCAGTTTAGAATCATTAAATGGTGGCCAGTTTAACACATGCCTAGGCACTAGCACAGGAACTTCTCTTTCAACAGGAAATTACAATACCTTATTAGGTATGAATGCTGGTGGTAACTATTCAGCAAGCGAATCTTCGAACATACTTATAAACAATATAGGTACAGGTGGAGAGAGCAATACCCTTAGAATTGGTAGTGCAACAGGCACAGGCAGCCAAATGATTAACCAAGCCTTTATCTGCGGTATCCAAGGCATTGCAGTTACAGGTGCAGCTGTCCTTGTCTCTGGCTCTGATCAACTTGGTGTTACTGTTTCTTCTAGACGGTTCAAAGATAACATTGAGGATATGGGAGACTATAGCTCTTCAATCTTAGACTTAAGACCTGTTACCTTCACAATGAAAGGGGATCAACAGATTGTCCCTGGACTCATTGCTGAGGAAGTGGCTGAGGTCATGCCGGATCTAGTAGTTTATGACTTACAAGGTGATCCGCAAACTGTGAAATACCATGAGTTGCCAGCGATGTTATTGAATGAATTACAAAAAGCAATCGCTAGAATCGAAGTCTTAGAAGCTAAATTACAAGGTAGCTAATGAATTACTTTCAACCTGGTCAACAAGCATATAGTCAAGGCGTAGGAACAGCAGGAACTTCTAATCTTGTTATTTTCGCAAGAGCGCCTACGGTCAATGATATTTTAGATCCAGGGACAAGTACAATCTTTAGTGTGGGTAAAAACTGGTTAAATACAACTCTTAGCAATATGTGGTTTCTGAATAATTTTTATTATTCAGGATCAGAGTTACAAGCTAATTGGATTTTACTCGCTGCTGCCGGTGGTTCAGTATCTAGTGTTATGGGAACTCCAGGGTATATCACTGCCTCACCAACAACTGGAAACGTTACAGTTAATATAGACTCGACTTACCCCGGACAAAATTCCATAACGACGTTGGGAACAGTGATAACAGGAGCATGGAATGCAACAACTATCGCCCCGACTTTTGGTGGCACTGGTCTAACTTCTTACAATCAGGGCGACTTACTCTATGCATCCGCTTCTAATACTCTAAGCGCATTAGGTATTGGCTCAACTGGACAAGTCCTCACTGTTAGTGCAGGTGGAGATCCCTCATGGGCAGCAGGTGGTGGTGGAAGTGGGACTGTAACAAACGTGACAGGGACTACAGGTCAAATAGATGTAGCCAATGGCACAACAACACCACAAATTTCTATAGATAGTAGCTATGTTGGACAGACGTCAATCAATACTCTCGGAACCGTCACGACTGGAATCTGGCATGGAACGCCTATTGATCTTTCCACTTATGTGACTAACAATCTTCCCATAGCTAATTTAGGAAGTGGTTCAGGGGCTTCAGCCACAACTTACTGGAGTGGCAACGGTACTTGGTCAACACCAGCTGGAACAGGCGTTACAAGCGTCACTGGAACAACGAATAGAATCAGCTCAACAGGTGGCACAACTCCCCAAATTGACATTTCGGGTACCTATGTCGGACAAACGAGCTTGACTACATTAGGAACAGTCTCAACAGGCACCTGGCAAGCTTCCGTTGTCGGAGCCGCTTACGGTGGCACGGGACAAGCTTCATTGACTGCTAATAACGTTTTAGTGGGTAATGGCACATTAGGCGTTCACTTTGTAAGCCCAACTGGCTTATCATCGGGTAATCCAATGGTATCTCAAGGAGCTGGAAGTGATCCTGTATTTAGCAATACTGCAACTGTTAATCAGATTACAATTATCAACACCCCCGTTAATCCTTCAGATGGTACTAATAAAAACTACGTTGATCTTTTAGCTTCTGGCTTTACGATCAAGGCTTCTACTCAGGCAGCAACAACAGCCAACTTAACTGCGACCTATAACAATGGTGCATCAGGTGTTGGCGCTACACTGACTAACTCAGGAGCACAGGCATCTTTTGCTGTCGATGGCTATACCGCTTCACTCAATGACCGCATCTTAGTCAAGAATCAAACAGCTCAGGCTGACAATGGTATCTATAGCGTTACAACACTAGGTTCAGGGGCTTCTAACTGGGTGCTCACTAGGACTACAGACTATGATACAACAGTTGAGATTGTCCCTGGATCAATGGTTCCTGTAATCAATGGTACTGTCAACGCCGGAACTTTCTGGACTGAGACAAACACCGTTGTCACTATCGGCACTGATCCAATAGCTTTCAATGAGTTTGGCGTTAATGCTTCCCAATTCCTTCAAGTGGCTAATAACCTTTCCGATGTAGCTAGCGCTGCCGCATCGCGAGCTAACCTCGGCCTTACCAACCTAGCAACTCAGACAGTCTCTCAATATGATGTGATTGTTGGTGGAGCTGCTAATACCCTTGTTTCCGTTGCTCCTAGTGCAACTACTGGAATAGCTTTGGTGTCTAATGGAGCTGCTGTCAACCCGTCCTTCACAACTGTCTCTGTAGCAGGTGGGGGAACTGGCATAGTTAGCTTTACCGCTGGGGATATACTGTATGCAACAGGTGCAACAACACTTGCTAAGCTAGGTATAGGGTCTAACAATCAATTACTCACTTCCAATGGTTCTATTCCTGGATGGGCTAACGCCCCTGCTTCTTCTATCTCTATAACTGGGGATAGTGGTGGTGCATTAACGGGCAATGCTTTTACCATAACAGGTGGTACAACTGGGCTAACCTTTGCTGGAGCTGGATCGACAGAAACCCTTGGTGGCACACTCAAAGTCACTAATGGGGGCACTGGGGACACTACATTCACAACCTATGCAGTTATTTGCGGTGGTACAACAACCACAGGGGCTCTTCAATCTGTAGTCAGTGTAGGTACAGCCAACCAAGCATTAGTTAGCAATGGCGCTGGAGCCTTACCCACTTTCCAAAACGTTTCGGCCACATCCTTAACAGGATTGCTGCCTCTTGCTAATGGTGGAACGAATGCTGCTTTAGTGGCTTCTAATGGTGGGATATTCTACTCAACAGCCACAGCGGGTGCTATCCTTGCTGGTACCGCAACAGCTAGACAGATGTTACAATCTGGAGCAACTGCTGCTCCTGCTTGGTCAACAGCCACATGGCCTGCTACAACAACGGCTAACAACCTTCTTTATTCATCTGCTGCAAACACAGTCAGTCAAATTGCAACTGCAAACGATGGCGTTCTAATTACTAGCAATACTGGCGTTCCTTCATGGCTAGCGAACTCTGGAACGGCTGGATATGTGCTTACTGCCAACACAGCTGCTCCTCCGTCATGGGCTGCTCCTGCAATTGCTTATACTATTCCGATAACAGACGTAACCCATGCAGCTTCTCCCTACACAGTTCTAGCAACAGATCAATATCTATCTGTTAATTCATCAGCTGGAGTAGTGACAATTCTACTGCCTAACTCGCCAGCTAAAGGGACAGTGTATGTAGTAAAAGACTCCACAGGCAGCGCATTAACCAACAACATCACGATTACAACAGTTGGTGGAGCAATAAATATTGATGGATCGACTACTTACGTTCTCAATCTCAATTATGAAGCGATATCGCTAGTCTATAATTTAAGCACAACAGCCTATGAGGTGTATTAATGGCATATTATGGCAAACCCCCTTTAGTTGAGCAAGCAGGTGGTACTTCTGAAAGCTCTTATGCACAAGGAGATATTCTTTATGCCTCAGCTGCTAATACCTTGTCTAAATTGCCTATTGGAACTAATGGACAAGTAATTACGAGCAATGGAACGGTTCCTGGATGGGCAGCTGGTGGTGGTGGAACAGGATCTAGAACTTTGATTCAGTCTCAAGTTATTTCTTCTTCTGTAGCAAATGTGGTTTTTAATAGTGGGATTTCAGGATACACATATTATGAGTTAGAAGCGTTAGGAGTCACTCAAGCTAGTGGAAATAGCATTTTTTATATTCAATTTACTACTAGCGGTGGTTTGCAATCTACTAACTATGCGTTTCAGCAAACTGGAGGCGGAAACGTGCAAGGACAATCATATATTGAATTTGCATACAGTTCTTCAAGCACACAAACACTCAATGGTTTAATGAGATTATACAATCTTAATAGCAACACGTTAAATCCAATGGCAGTTAGTCAATTTGCCACTGGTAACACTAATGGAGCAACTTTTTCTTCTAATAATAGTTTTTCAGGAACATGGAATGGAACAGGGCCAATAACTGCAATAACGATAACTAATGGCGGCTCAAATATGACATCTGGAACATTTCGTTTATTTGGCGTTTCTTAGAAAAGGATATAGTGACGTAACCCCGCGTCACGTTCTGTCCTTCCATATCATCCACAGATAATTGGCTAGTAGATTGCCAATAGCACAAGCAAAAGCTATCATCAAATAGTGGCCAATGTCATTCATCAAAGCACCCTCAACCTTACCACATGCTCAATGACCGTTACTAGCCTCTCCAAATGAAACCAAATGTACCATAGCTGGTAGAAGACGTAACAATAGGCAAGTAGTGTGATGGTGAATATTAGGCTTAGCCAGTTAGATTTTATAAACTCAAGTATCTTGCTCATAATCCCCCAGTAAAGTTCTTATAGATTGTGGCATTGGATTTGCAGGAAGGTCTTCCCAGTCTTCTAACTCAGCAACCTTAGCTTCCATTTTAGTCATGCGATCATCAAGCTCGCTAAGAACCTTCATGAGGTACTGCCTATTCTCTAAAGCTTTTAAATCAAAATCCATTAGAACGTCCTCTTCTTAGTGTGTGAATTCCAAGCCGTCCGGGCTTTCTTATTGCTTTGTTTAGGATTCAGGCAGTTGCTTAACTTAAGATTAGTGTCTTTAAGCTTTTTCCTTCTTTCCTTGTCACAAGCTTTACAATGAGGGGTGAGTCCATCGAGATTGTTAATCTTATTCCCAAACTCAAAGAACGGCTTACTTTCCCCACACAGCTTACAAACCTTTTGTCTAAATTCCATTAAAGCGCTTCCTCTATGATAATGGGATAGAGAGCCTCCACCTGTTTCTTCTTAAGATTGTACATGGGAGTCTTCATACCCTTAGCGTCTATGTATCTCACATTGCCATCTGAATAAAACACTTGAAAATCCACAATGTATTTTATCGCGCCTGGCAAAATTATCGGGACTTGCATCAAAAAATAGCTAATCAACTCTTTCTCTTTTAAAAGCTTCAACGCCGTATAAAACTGACTTTCTCTCTTACTCGCAAAGCGTATCCCATCAATGATCGTAGGAATAGCCTTATACTTAGACTTCGGCTTGTAAAACTGCTTTACATCTGCCATAAATCCACCGCCTTAATACCACCCTTAGTGCGTGATTGTAGCCATCTGGCATTCTTCTTAGACACTTTAGAAGCTCCACTGATCCACCGGTGTATCGTGGTGTAATGCACATGACAGTGCTTGGCAAACTCACGGATAGGAATTTTATGCTTGGTTAGATAATCCTTTATTATTTGTGACGATTGGGTCGAATCCACTAGCGATTCTCCTTTGTATATGCTACTATATGCTATTTTTACAATTAAAGAAATTAATTATGTACAGAGTATCAGAAGTATTAGAGTTTTACAAAGACTACAGCAACATCCCTCAAAACATCTTAGAAGAAAAACAGGCCATAGGCACCAATGTTCATGCCTGTATTGATGGGTATTACAACGACATTCCACTCTATCCTGAAGGCAGAGAGGTAGGTTACTACAACTCATTCCTTTCCTGGCAAAACAATCATAGAAAGCATCCAAGCCACCATGAACAGCGTTACTACGGTGTAGGCTACTACGACAAGCTTTCAGGTCAAGTAGACGCTGTAATACCCCTTAAATCAAAGATAGGCAGTGTTTTGGTAGACTTCAAGACTAGTGCTAAGCCTGATTCGTTAACATGGTCTCTTCAAGCATTCTATTATCACCGCTTGCTCATGGATAACCAGATAGCTACAGACCCGTTCGTTTTATTTCTACAGCTAGATCCTAAAGGGGGCGTTCCTAAAGAGCATTGGATAGATACAAGCGATCCGGTGATTACCGATATCGCTATTTCAACATGGACAGTGTTTAAGGCTAAGAAGGGATTGTTGAAGGTTAGACAGCTTTAGACTTTTTCCTAGATTTCTTTCTCTCTAGATAGCAACCAATGAAGAGATCATTTTGTGTGTAAATTTGACACAGGTTTTCTTTGATAATCTTGGTATTTTCTACCAATGTCTTTTCAATCTCTCCATGATTGCGCTCTTGCATTTGCATTAGAGAAAAAGCACTGTCTAGAAATGTTTCAATGCGACCTAAAGTCTCATGGATATTCTCTAGGTTGTCATTGGTATTCTTGATATCTCTACGAATTGAGTACATGGTGACAAGGATAGCTACAAGCAGTGCTAGGAAAATAGAATTTAACATTAGATATCCATACTTGTTTTGATTGTCACTGTATCGACTGGTTGACCAAATGCCTGTAGTACTTGTTCTACCCAACCTTTCAGTTGAGGATCATCGAGACCAAGAACTAAGGCATCGGTTTCAAAGTCTTCGGTTAAAGAGCGGTGATCATTTTTTACTTTAACTTTGACTCTGATAAGCATTAGCTACCTGATGTTGGAGCTACGGGAGCAGCTGGTGCAGCAGGAGCGGTAACTTTTAGAGCTTGTAGAGATTGGCAGAGGTCATCAATGAGAGCGTTTCTAGCGTTTCCATCAACAACATAAGCGGCTTCAAAATGCTGGATAAGATTTGTGAAGGCTTGGATGAAAGAGGTTCCAAATGAAACATTTTTGAAATAAGCAAGTAGTGAGCTTAACATAGTTATTTTCCTTTCTTTTTTGGTTTAATTTTAACACCTGATTTACGAGCTTCATTTAAAGAAGCGGCTATACTTTGAGCCTTCGAATGACCCGAACGCTCCATTTCTTTGATATTCTTACCGATGTTTTCTTTACCTGGTTTTAAAGGCATACTAACTCCGTCTGATCTGTCTAGCTTTTTGATCTAACTCATCTTGAGCTATATTAGTTTTAGGGGACTTGATTTCACAAGTGATGGGAAGTTCTTCGCCAATCATGGCTTCGTTACACAACTCAGGATCGATCTTTAAAACGCGAATGCAGTCTATAGCTTCGGAGGCCGTAACACACCTTTGGAGACGGTAGGGTTCTAGTCTAAGACGCATTCGCCATAAATTTGTCTTTTCAATGATTTCAAGGATAAATAGCTTCACCTGATCCATCGTTTCAAACCGTTTTTTGGCATGAGCTAGAGGGAAGTGCGATATCACTAAGTACATTATTTTTTACCTTTTTTCTTCATCATTTCTTTTTTGCCGACTTCACAAATTTTATCTCTTTTTTTATCAGCCTTAGCTAGAGATTTCAAGCCTTTTTCTTCTTTGACGGCAAGCTTTTCGAGCTTATGAATTTTCTTATCCATGGTTCACCTTTAGTTTTTTCAACCACGGTAAACTTACTAAACTTTTTTTGCATTTAATCTTTTAAATAACTGGTTAAGGCTATCAAAATCATCCCGATCATCGCTAAAATAGCTATGCAGATCGATGTCTCTATACACATAAAAGTTCTTCTCCAAGATTTTAGAAACCTCGTCAATCTTGTTTTCAGTCTTAGTCCTGGCTACCCGCGTCATAATTTTCCCTCTCTAGATCATCTCTAAATTGGAGTAGAGCCGTTTTTGGATAGTCGATCAAGAGATCGTGATCGTGATTTACAAGAGCTTTAAAAACAAGCTCTAGCTGTTCTTCATCATCTCTCTTATTCCAATGAAAATCTAAATCCTTACCAACGTACTCAAAGGCTACTTTAGCCTCTTTATCGCTTTCTATAAGCTTTTTAAATGCTTCAGGCAACTTCATCATCGCACACACCCTTTCATGCTCACAATGTTCATCCCAATACTCATCAGGCTCTTTTACCCTAAACATGCTAATGCTCCGAAGAATAAGATTAAATTCAGCAAGGTTGCTCCTGCCATGATTAAGTAAGATGGCTCAACCACATACACTTCATGTTTTAACCAATGATGAATTTTATCAATCATTTAGCCCTTCCTTGTTGTATAAATAAGTGAAAAATTTAAGTAAAGTCCATGCTTTCCTTCATGGTAGCAACTCTCTTGTAAAATGCAACAAAATATGATAGATTTATAGAAAAAAGAGGTAAACATGAACTTACTGACCATTTCAAGACTAGAAAACTTAAAAAGTGCTATTGAAGATTATCTAAACTACCAATTCATCGGATCGTTTGTTAAAGAAAGCTTGTATGATAAAATGACACGAACAGGGTTTTCTCTTATGAATGAAAACCAATTCGAGGAAATCCTCGCTATGGTTGAAAACCAAGATTACGAACTAGCTATCTTAACTATTGAAAACATCTTAGAAAAGGCGGAAGTATGAGACAACGCATAGAAGACTTTGGTAGAATCTACCAAATCGCGCAGGAAGCTAGTAAACACGAGCTATTCGATGTTCCTTGGCACAGACCTAAGGATGCACTAGAATACTGCATGGATCAGCCTTTAGAATGGCAAAAAGGCTATATGGAAAGACTGGCCTATAACATTGAATCAATGGAAGCGCTAGTTAGCGAGATCAAGGCAATAGCTGCTGGTTTCGATAATCTTAATTCTGCTCACCAAAGAGATTGATCTAACAACCTTTACCAATGCCCTGAATTCTTATTCCTATGCCCCTAGAATCGATTATCTGGGGGTTAGGAGTGTAATGGTAGCTTGAAGCATAAGAAAAAAGTTTTAAGCCAATAAAATTGATTATTTTCTATGCATGTTATCTTCTAAAATATAGTACGCATCTCCAAATTCTCCTGAGCTATCGCATTTGATAAGCCCATGGCTTATTAATTTTTTTAACTCTTTTTGTAGCTTGTTTTTTTGGAATTTAGCATCACAAAGAATCTTTTCTAAATCTTTATACAAAACGCGATTGTTTTCTGATTTATGAGCAATCGTAGTAATTTTCATGTAAATTTTTATTTGATTTTCGTTAAGTATTGCTAAGAATTTTTCAAAAAATTCGTTTGGGACACTTACATAAATTGGCACATTTTTATTCATTTAAGACTCTTCTTGAAAAACTATTTCGCCATCCTTAACAAGTTCGTTAAACAACTGATAAAACTTTTCTTTTTCGATATAAGGAAAATCTAAATGCAGATCTTCAAATCTTTTTTGCTTAAATTTGTTTACATTGCATGAAATGCAACACTTTTCTAGTCCGATTTTTTTTGCTTCATCTTTATTGATAATATGAAGATTGTACCAATCATCTGTGTGTTTTACATGTATTGTCATTATGTTCCCTTGCTTGATCATCTAATTCTCTTATCTTTTTTGGCTCACCAAAAACAGTATATTCTACGCCAGAAATCCTACCCTTTTCATAAAGAGTAGTTTTTTCGATGTAACCAGCCTCAATTGCTTCTTTAATTAACTTATATAACTTGTCTCTGCCAATAATTTTTTTAAACTCTAGTTGTAATTCAGCAATCGTCGCTCCTGAAATATAACAACAAAATGAAGTTTGAGATTCTACTTTGGTCATTATGTAAATAATCAAAAATCTACACTCTAAAGAGACAGAATTATCTTTTATTAATTCAGGGCAAACCCCAACTGTATACATAGGATTGTAGATCATTTTTTACCTATTTACTATTTTATAGAATAAAGTATAATAGATTTGAGCTTTTAAGTAAACAGCTATAAAGTACTATACATTGTTGCCATGTTGTGCATGTTGTAAAGCAATTCCATTCTTTGATCTATTTTATGCAAAAACTCATCCTCTCCAAAATCAATTGAATATTTTTGTGATTGATAAACCATAAACAAGAAGTTGTCTTCCAAGTAAATTTCTAAGCCTGGTATAGCATTTTCGTTGTGTGATTTCAATTGTTCAAAATGTTTTTCAAGAAACTGTTCGTTTTCCTCGAGATTTTTGATTATTCTTTTTTCATCTTCTAAGCTATTTAAACCATTTAAGTTTTCAAATTTTTTTTTGTCTTTTAGTTCATCTCTTAAATTGTCTCTAATCGTTGTCTTTACAGCTTTAGGGGAAGAAATAGGTTTATTTCTCAATTTTTCTTTTTCTATAAAAGACATGTATCTTCTCAAGACTTCTTCTTCTTCTTCACTAGAACTATAAAAATTTTCTTCTTCTCTTTCCTCTTCATCTTTTTTCCATTTTTTTGAACTTTTATCTTTATAAGGCTGTGGTTTTCTAGGACTAGAGGAGGATGAGTTCTGAGTAAAATTACATTCTTCATGACAATTAGTACTTGGTAGTTTCCGATTTAGAGGTAGCTCTGTTTGCGCTTGCTCAAAAACGCATTGCGCAAACATTTTTTTAAATTCATCTTTGTATTTGTCGGCTTCTTCTTTAGAAATTTTTCGATCAAAGATCATGTAATCAACCGATGAAAAAGTAGCTCTTTTTATTCCATTAACTTCTCTGACTGTAGTTTTTTGGACTCTAATGCAATAACCTTTATCGATTAGTTCATTAAGACCTTTAAGGACTGAATGCCTAGAATCACCATAAGTTTTCATAAGCTCTGTTACATGGAAGTTCCAATCGTCTGGGCGTGATATGCAAGTTAACCACCAACCTAAAGCAGTACGCGATAATGTGGGATCACGAATAACGTCGTTATTACAAATTGTGAAATTTTCTGTGAGTTTTTTTGTGTGAATGACTGACATTTTTGTAGTCTCCTAAAAGTTGAATGCCTTTAGAGACCTCTGTGAACACGATTAGCGTAAAGACTTTCTTTTACGTTAACTTTTAGGAGGCGATTTTATATACTTTCTGGCACATTGTTTGCAGGAAAGTTAATTACTTTCGCCTCTGGGTTTTCAGAGGTATCTTGTTGAGCCTAACGATTTGCCGTCGTTAGGTTTTTTTATTTATAGTTGTTTCAATCTACGCATAACTATTTTTTTAGTCTACGCAATTAAGCTTCCATCTCCCAAAACGCTGGTGTCTGTTTACTTCCCTCTTTGAACGGGTCTTCATTGGTAAACATGGCTTCTAGGTTAATCGCTCTGGCATAGAATTCAGTCTTGATTTCTTCGCTTATTGGTTTGTGTGGTAATGGTGTAACATCATACCTGGTATCTTTCTGTTCACCGCTCTTCACAACTTTGATATCGTAGTGAAACGGTGCTCCCCAATCAACATCGCGAGAAAGCTTTTCTATGGCCTTTCTAACGCTTGTTTGGGTAATGTGCAGTATCTGCACCTTCTTAGCTCCGACGTTCCACACAATGAGGCTCCAAAAGTGTTTTGGAGGGTTTGCAGGATCTAAGGGCACAGGCACTTCACCAGACACATAAACATGGCGCTTGGGTTTTCTTTCAGGAGTCCACTCTTCCCAACCCACAATGGGTGAGCTAAGGATTCTAAAGCGGTTTTCTCCACTTTGTAACTTCATAAAGCCGTCGTTACTTTCTTTCGGGGATTCGTAGTTTTTATCTAAAAATGACATAAATTTCCTAGTTATTTTGTTTGTGTGTATATAGTTAAAATGCTACTATTGTATTGCCTCTAATGGTTTGAGTTTTCGTTCATGTTAGCTCAGATTTATGGTATTGATATGTAGTCAGGGTTCTTAACCTTCTCTGGCGGGATAGCTCTAAGGGTAAAATCTTAGGGCTATTTTTTTAGCCGTCAACTACCAATTTACTACCAAAACCTACCAATTTGGTAATTGAGTAAAAGGAAATTATGGAAATCACAAAAACTGACCCTACAGAAGAAAAGATTATTGATGGGTATGACAATGTGTGTTGTTCTCCCATTATCATCTCTTTATCCCAATTCCTAACCCTGTCAAAAATGTTAGGCTTTTTGGAAGGCTCTATTACTAATTTAGAAGTCATTGATCGGTGGGCAGATTTAGTAGAACCCAGTGAGCTATATGATTTCCTGGTTAAACATAGAGATGCGCTAAAACACATGTTAAAAGACGAATTAGAGCCAATTGTAATGGCGCTTAGAGATCAACTAGAACTAGAAGGGAAGAAATTAGAGATAATATAAGTCAGGACTTCATAGATAAAATGTATGAAAAAGAAAAGAAAAGATGGAATGCAGTTGAAATTGATGTACGTCTTGATCAAGGAACTAATACGGAATAGACATATGCATGAATGGACTTCCCTTGAATTTTCGGATGTTACTAAGATAGATGGCCCATTGATTAGACATGTTGAAGCGTTGTGGGCTGAAATACACACATTGCAAGAAAGGGTTAGAGAATTAGAAAAATCTGAATTCCAAAAATATTGCCAGCCACAAGAGAAAACCTACAACATTTGAAAACTTTGGAATTATTGCAACGCCGTTGCAACAATTAAATCGGGAAAAAGCTGGAAGGCCTGTTGAAGAATATCTCTTAAACGAACCACAAGCGACATATAGAACTTAAATAGAAAAGAGCCTCTTTTACAAGGCTCTAATTCCATGAAATACCTAACACAAGGACAGTCTTAGCTTACACTACTGCCAATTTGTTTTTCTAGCCATTTGTTGAAATGCTCTTTAAAAGGCTCCGGATCTTTCAACCACTTAAATATCGTTTCCTGGAAACTTTTACCCGCTGGTAGTTTGGAGTAAGCAAATCTTAGATAATCTTCAACTTGTGGAATCATAGAAGAATCCATCCCCGTGATGTCAACTAAGTGCGCAGCGTTGTGGAAAACATCGGATTCGTTGAAAACAGGCTTTACAGGCTCTTTCTTCTTAGCTTCATGAACCTTACGGTCTTCCTCTCCATCATCATCTTCTTCGGCTGCAATGCCTAACAACGATGAAATTTGATACCTTCTCATGTAAGTTACTGATGCTCCAAACAACTGATCCGACTTCGCTCCTCTAACTAACAAACAACTTGATTCAATCCGCTCACCACTAGCGTGTGCTAGAATCGTGGAGATGATAATGTCTCCATTGGGTAAATCTTTCCAAGGCTGTAGCAGAGCAATACCGTATTTGCTGAGTGCAGGTTGTATCGATTTCCGGATAGAGGCTAGCGATGCAAACTTTGATTTAAAATGTGGGTTGGTTTTATCAAAAGCTACGAGCTCAAATTCTCCTTGGGCTTTAGCTAACGCTTCGTAAAGCTTATTGTTTTCCATGTTTCTCCAAATGTGTGTTTATCAGTTGCGTTACTAAAGAGGCCATTGACATGTGCTTTAAGGCGCAGAAAGCTTTTAGGTTTGCATGTAAGATGGGGTCTAGGCGTAGTGTTAAAACTTGGTAGTCGATTTCGTTCATCGTTGTTTCCTTTAGTTAATTTTTATATTTACGGGGTAAGAAGTGTGATGCTCTAAATCAGCTTTTACTTTGATGGTGTTGTCAACAACAACTGTATGCTTAATTTTAATTCCATTGCTAAAAGCATGACTGATACCGCTAGACAAAATCATAGAGACTACAATCGGAACCCAGATGCGGTATAAGCGTTCTAAGTTTGCCCATAGAACTGATGGCTTTAAATTACTCATTCTTCATTCTCCTTGTGTGTCCTTGTGTTGTGTGTTTAGTATTTTGTTATGCTACAATTATAGCATATGCTGTATTTATAGCAAGAAAAAAAAGATGCTTGTGAATTAAATTAGTTTTTAGTAGTTTCGGGGTAAATGTAAGATGGATTTACTGATGGCGGAAACTGAAACAACCAAAAGCAAAAAAAAGATGCCCTTGACTTTTACTGATGAGGCTATTGCTAAAGCTCTTATTAGACGCCGTGGACTTCAATATCTAGCTGCTAATGACTTGGGAATTAGTGGTGGTCATATGTCTGAAAGGATCAATTCTTCCGAATATCTTACTTCTGTACGTGATAATGCAAGGCAGGTACGTATTGATGATGCTGAGCAAAGCCTTACTGAATTGGTTAGCTCAAAAGAGTTAGGAGCTGTTTGCTTCACACTCAAAACTATCGGTAAATCACGCGGATACACAGAAACAAGTGATAATGCTGTTGATAAAGACACGCTCAAACACTTTGTAGATCTCATGAAACTCGTCACTGAGAAACAAATAAACTAATCTCTGCTCAATATAGCCTGTAGCAATATCAAAGCACTTACGAAATCATAGTGGTTTATCGGCAATGACATAGCCATATTAGGCAACTTCTCTATGTTTTCAATCATCGCATCTAACTGTTTTAAGAGATCTTTTTTGGTGATCGGTTGAGAAAGTGTTTTCTCGCTGAAACCGTTATCTGAGGGCATATTTGCATCTTCAATTTTAGGTATAATTTCATTGCCTTCATCATCAACTCTTAAAAAATTAGACCAGTTCAAAGCTGAAGCCTTATAACAATCATTTCCACCATCAATAGATATCTGCCCACAACTACATGTAACGTAATCATGTCTATGGAATGACTCAAGAACATCTTTACATAGTTTACATTTAGCTCTGTTTCTCATATAACAATCCCAAAAACGATGATAATATGACTATAGATAGTAATGACCTATTGGCACCAAAACAACTAGAATTTATTTACAAATCAACGAAGCAATGGAATCTAGCTCATGGCAGCGTTCGATCTGGTAAAACAATCTGTACACTATGGCGATTTATGCAGGCTTGTTTTGCCTGTCCAGACTCTCAAATATTTATGGTTGGTCACTCAAGCGATACTATTTACCAAAACGTTATTAGACTCATTCTTGAATCACCACAGCTAGCCGTTTATAGGCCATTTTGTACCTGGGAAGCGGGAAAGAGACGGCTTAAATTTATGGATAAGGTTATAAGCACACTCGGTGCCAAAGACGAAGGAGCTATTGGTCAGTTTCAGGGTAAGTCTATGTCTCTAGTTTACTGTGATGAAATTACTCTATATCCAGAAGCTATTATCGACATGATCGATACACGGCTATCGTTCAAACATTCCATGGGATTCGCTTCCATGAATCCATCCTATCCTACGCACAAGGTCAAGCAATGGATAGATAAGGCTGAGGCGGGAGACCCTAATTACTACGCTCTACATTTTAACTTGGATGATAATCCTTATGTCGACGAATCTTACAAACAACGAATCCGCGATAGTCTTTCTGGTTTGTTTTATAAGCGTAATTATCTGGGGTTGTGGTGTCTTGCAGAGGGTGCAATCTTCGACTTCTTTGACCGTAAAATCTATGTTCTTCGTCGCCCTCCCACTGCTGCTGAGTATTGGATCGCTGGTATTGATTATGGCACTGTTAATGCGTTTGCTTGCGTTTTGATAGGAGTTTCAACTGGAAAATACACACAGACTGGTAAACGTTTGTGGGCTGAGAAAGAATACTTCTGGGATTCAAAGAAGAAAGGGAGACAGAAGACTAACTCTGAGTATGCGGATGATGTTGCAGCTTTCCTCGAACCATATGCAGTTAAAAACGTTTATGTTGACCCTAGTGCCGCTGCCTTTAAGCTAGAGCTAAGACGACGTGGTATCCACTGCGTGGATGCTTATAATGAGGTAGAGGATGGTATTCAAATCATGACATCCGAAATGAAAAAGGGTAACTTCTTTATTTGCGAGGATTGCCCTAATCTGATTAGAGAAATTGAAAGCTATGTATGGGATTCTAAACAAGCAGAGCGTGGTATTGATGCTCCCCTTAAAAAAGATGATCATATCCTCGATGCGACACGTTATTGCCTAGCCACTCACAAGGTGGCTTCGTTTGATTTGGATGAATATCACAGGAAACAAGAGATGCAAATGAGACAGAAATATCATCCCCAAGGTTATGGGTTTAAATAGACCAATCAGTTATAATCTTTGTGTGCCTAGAACGACGGTTCGAAAAGCTATTTCCGATAGCCTGGCATAACTTTCATTCGGATCAACTACGGAGGTTGTGTGTCTAAGAAAGAAAATAAAGCTAATTACCACAAAAGAACTTACATTCCAAAAAAGAATTGTTGCGATGTTTGCAACAAAGATTTAACAGGCACGAGAAGAAAAAGATGTGATGAATGTAAAATTACATGTCTATGTCAAGACTGCGGAAAAATATTTTTACGAAGAGTAAAATACAAACTGTGTTCTGTATGTTCTTATAAAGATTTAAAACTTAAAAACTCAGAAGGGTTTCAAAAGTATCGTCAAAGAATAAATGAAGAATATAAAAAGAAAACACGAGAACGATTAAAACTTCCTTTAGACCATGATTTTGGGAAAGCACCAAAGGGAACTGGTTTTGTAAATGTAAAAGGGTATCGGAAGTTTTGGATGAAAGATATAGAAACGGGGAAACAAATATCAAGATACGAACATCATATAGTTATTGAACAAAGTTTAGGCAGAGAATTGTTTGATCATGAACGAGTTCATCATAAAAATGGAGACAGGGGAGATAATAGAATAGAAAATCTTGAACTTTGGTCAATTGGACAACCTTCAGGACAACGAGTTGACGATAAGATAAATTACTTCATTGAGTTTTTACAAGCCTACGGTTATAAAGTATATAAAGTGTAAGTAAATATTTTAGATGGAGGTTTACCTTGGCTTTTTATATGCCGCCTTGGAACAACGCGTTGGAGCCGAATCAAGGTAACGTCAGACAGTGGTTAGACAACCTGTATTCGAAATTCCAACCAATTGAACAGGCTTAAAGCGGGTCTGTTAATAAAAGAGAAAGGCGTTGGAATCAATCGAACATTGATACCCTCTTTTATGCTGGCTTGAGTTTAGGGTCAGTTTAAACCGTTCCTGATTGACTTGGAAGGCTAAACCGAAAGGCATGCCGACAAGGCGGAACTCGCAAGAGACCGTGAGAGACTGAGTGGAATGGGCTAGAAATAGCAAGCGACAGTCCGACCCGAACAACGAAAGGTTCGGAGGCTAGCAGAAATGACTAGCCCGCTCGTAAGAGAGGTAACAGATTGCTCAAACTTTCATAAATAGATATTTTAATTTTACGCCAGCAGCGTCATATCAAAATTTCTACTTCAACCTGCTTCAACAGCCAGTCAACATGGTGACGGGATACCAACGTCAACATCGAAAATCTATTAACTATCTACCCTCTGAAGGGGCTGATCCTAATACGACCGATCAATACACACGGTTAATCACTCATGTTTGTAATACTAACGGAATTCACGAGCAGTTTTCTAGAGCTTGTGAACAAGCAGCCATCACTGGAATGGTTTTACTCCAACCTTATCTTGATTATAATGGCGATGATCATGCTCAAGGACAACTTAAAGTAAAACTTTGGGAATATAACTCATTCCTGATTGATCCCTATATGAGAGAACTTGATGGTTCCGATTGTCAATTTGTGTGGTGTCAAGAGTATATATCCAAGAAAGAGGCTGAATTCCGCTTCCCTGATATGAAAGCCAATATTGCTCCTATGTCGGGAACGCCTCAACGCTATGGATCATTCTATTTTCTTCCTGAAAACTACAACATGGCTCGTAATGATCTAATGGTTTTGAGTTATGTTTGGTATAAATGGAAACGTAAGAAGAAACGTCTTTATTCCCGATCTAGAAATCAATTCTTTGATTACGCTGGGGATGATGGTCATCTTGAACTCATCCTATATTCAATCCCTGACCTAGAAGAAGTCACAGTCGAAGTGCCATGTTGGAAGCTTGCAGTCGTGCTTAACGATCAGTTGATGTTCCAAGGGGACAATCCACTGGGTTTTGACGACTGCCCCTTTATACCCGTTGTGTGGAATTATGAACCTCATATCAATTATTACGATTTAAGGGCACGCGGATTAGTTAGAACTATGAGAGATTCTAACTATCTGCTTAATCGAAGAATCATTATCAATCATGATATATCAGAAGCTACTATTAACGCAGGTTGGATGCGCAAAGTTGGTGCTGTAGCTAACGAAGATAACCTCAAAAAATCTGGTCAAGGCTGGGACGTTATCATCAATGAAGGATATGAGATGAGTGATGTTCAAAAGATCATTCCTTCATCTGTTCCTGAATCTGATATGGCCTTAGCAGATCAATTAAGGTCGCTTATCTTTGGAACTTCGGGTATCGATTTAGAGAATTGGAGCGCACAAAACGATAAACAAGCCTCTTCGCTTACAACTATCCTTAAGCAAGCTGCCAATCTGACTGTTCTTCAAAAATATTTCGATCAATGGGATTTAGCTCTTAAATATCTAGGAGATAGAATGCTTCAAATTGCTCAAAACAATTGGAATGCTGCCAAAGTAGGATTGATCATCGGAGAAGATCCATCACCGCACTTCTATTCGAAGATCTTTGCTAAATATCAAACAATTGTAGAAGAAGGCCTCTTAACGCCAACTCAGAAAGCGTATCAAGCTCAACAAATGCTCGATATAAATGCCCAGTTTGGAAGAGAGGTGTTCCCTGCTTCTATGATTATTAAAGATATGGCAATCCAAGGTAAAGCAGAGATTATGGAGTTCTTACAACAGCAAGAACAACAAGCAGCAGCTGTTCAAAATGAAGCCACAAACATTCAACATGCATTTGAAGAAGCAAAACTCAAAGAACTCATGTCTAAAGCTGCTTCTAATCTGGCTACTGCTAGAGAGCGTCACGGTAGGTCTCAAGCTGATATCGGCCTCTATGAAGAGAGATTAAGCGAGATCACACGCAATAGAGCATTAGCGACAAAAGATAAGATGGAAGCTCTTGAGAAGATGGTTGATGTCACTGCTAAACTTGGTGCTATTGAAACCATGATGAAGATGGGTCAGATTGAAGACTTCAACAACTCTCAATCGATTGGCGAAGATATTGAAAAAAGAGACGCTCAGAAAACAAGCGATTCTAATGCATTTATGATGGAAATATTGAAAGGGATGCCTGGTTTGCAACAACCTGCTCCACAACAAGAAGTTGGTGTGTAAGTAATTTCTTGAACAATACATTGTTCAGGGTATAATAAAGAAAATTAAAGCTATGTGAGGTTATATGGCTGGTAGAAAAATTGATGACCACTCAGCGTGGATGGGCAAAGGTTCTGAAGGTTCAGTCCTCCCATTAAGCTCTAAAATGAAACAATTCAGCTCAGCTGGTGGAAATGAGAGGTCAGGGTCACTTGATTACCATGACACCACAGAAGAAATCGAAAGAGATCAAGAACATGGCATTGGCAAAGCGAAATCGCACAAGCTAAAACCAGGCTATAGAAATTAATCTTAGGGGATTGGTAACAGTCCCCAATTCAGAGGCATTATGAAAGACGTATTCAAAGATAGACATGAACCCAAGAAAAGGAAGCAAGAAGGCGAACCTTGGTCATTCAAAGCTGATTCTAAAGATCGAGCAATATCAGGGTCTCTATATGCTGGTACTGATTATGGTATAGGTTTTAAGCAACCTGTAGGCAAAGAAAAAGCTGGTGGATATGCTATTCCATTAGGGTGCCGTAGAATGGACACAAGCAAGATGATTGACCATGAAAAAGAGTAAGCCAGGTTCCTTCATTGGACAAAGCAAAGCAATCAAGAAGCCTTGGGAATTTGATGCTTCTAATGCTGACCAAAGAGCGGGGCCAAGTGCTGCTGCTGGTGACTATTATGGCACTGGTGTTCGCAATCCCATCGGAAGATTGAGAGACGATACAATGGGATATAGGCCGGCTACTAAGAAACAACTTGGAAAACCGCCTAAGTCTGTAGTCTAGATCATCTCAAATTTAGGTTGCTGGTAAGCCTTACCAATCTCTTTATAAATTGCATCAATCTTTTCGTCAGATAGATCATCAGCTTCTCTTTTCTCTAGTTTCTTACGATTATTCTGATAAGTCTGTATACTCTCGTATACAATTTCATTCTCAGTCATCAAACCTTTCTTGTATTGCTCCCACAGTTCCTCAGCAGGGAGCATCCAAATGATATCAAATGTATCTGTAGAAGGAAAATATCTAAACAACATGGAATTAGGTTGAGCTCTAGGTTTAGATAACCTTGGTTGCCATATAAGTCTATTATTAGGGACTTGGTCTATATGTGTGTATTTACGCTGATAGGATAAATTTATGAGCGATTCTCTGAGGTCTTGATTAAATATAGACACACGCTCGTCAATACCAATTTCGCGCTTATGAGCAAAAATATAAAATGGATAGCTTTCAAATTGAGGTGGCCTGTTATTGATACAATCTTGACAGCCTTTAGAAATATAATCGGATTGTTGTTTAAAAGATAGGAGTCGGTCGTGAGCTTCTAGCTTATTTACTTTCATTATAGCCTTGTAAAATTAAATCTTTATGTATTATATGTTTATAATAATTCGCAAACCAGCGTCAAGGCAAATCGTATGACTATAAATGCTCAAGATACTCCAAATACATCAACTGAAACGAAACAAACCGATAAAGATTACAATTTTGCGCAACTCAGGAAACAAGTAGAAGCAGAGCGTGTGGCTCGTGTGCAGGCTGAGGAAAGAGCTGCGGAACTTGAAAGACAAGTAAAATCCAAGCCAATTCATGAAGATGATGAAGATGATGATGAGCCTTATGTTGATCGTAGAAAGCTCAAGAAAGAATTGAATCGCTTTGGCGAACAATCAAAGCAACAAACTCAAGCGGATATTCAAAGAACTGTTCAAGAAGCGTTGAATGAAGAAAGAAGACAGAACTATCTAAAGCAGAACAATGATTTTAATCATGTGATGTCGGAGGCCACGATTCAAAAGTTCGCGGATAGACACCCAGAGATTGCAGAGAATATATTAAGAATGCCCGAAGGTTTTGAGAGACAAAAGCTAGTTTATTCAACGATTAAAGCCCTCGGAGTGGATAAGCCAGAAGCAAAACCTCAATCTATTCAAGAAAAGATAGATGCCAATAGAAAAAACCCTTATTACCAACCATCTCAAATGGGAACAGCGCCTTATGGAACGCATCAAGTAACAGGAAGAAATGTCAGTGATCAAGAAGGTCAGAATCTTTATAAGCAGATGCAGCAACTAAAGCAGAATATGAGACTTGGATAATAATATGGCTAGAGCAGGCTTAAAACGTCTGATAAGGTTATTCTCCTGACCGTTCTCTAGCTTTTCTATTTACTTAAATATTTAATTTGATAGTATAAAATTACGTTAGCACACGTTACGTGCGTTCGCGTTAGAAGGTTCGCATCTTCAATCTAGATATATCAGAGAACGGATGTAACACGTTTTCGTCCACGGATCTATATATCAATTAGAATTGACACATAAGGAAAACCTATGTCAATTACTACAACTGGCAGTTTAGGTCCTATGATTTTGCAGAGTTTAGCTCCTGCGATGCTCTATGTTCCTACGCCAACCATGAACTATATCTTAGTCTGCGACAAAGTATCGATGCCTGCTAATGGCGGTACTACATGCAGATTTATGAGACCAAGAGCCCTCCAACCGCCAACAGTGCAGCTTGGAAACTCTGGTATCGATCCTCCTGCCCAGGTGCCACAAAGAGACATTATTGATGCCCAGATGGCTTTCTTTGGAACAGGCTGTATTATCAACGAACAAGTTATTTTACAAGACCAAGAAGGTGTATTAGCTTGGGTTTCTGAACGTCTAGCTGTTGCTATGCGTCAAGCCGAAGATTTGATCCTTCGTGACTACATCGTTTCAGCCGCTTCCGAAATTAATGCCGGTGGTGGTTCAAACTCTGACAACCCAACTAACCTTGGAGTCTCTGACTTCTCATTAGTTGCAACTACTTTAGATACAAATAACGCTTATAAATTTATGAGTGGTATCGAAGGTATGGATAGATTCGGAACTGGTCCTGTACGGTCAGCATATTTTATGCTCTCTTCTACAGAACTACAAACGGATTTAGATGGTTTAACTGGTTCAGGGTTCTTGAACCAATGGAACTATCCAACTAATGCAAGTGCACTTCCTAGCGAGTACGGTTCTGTCTACAACGTCAGAATCTTAACAAGCTCTGAAGCTCCAGTTGCAAGAAATGCTTCTGCTAATAGCAGGGACGTTTACTATAACACTGTAGTTGGTAAGCAGGCTGTAACACATATCAACCAAGATGGTTATTCGATGAATTTGATTTATCGTGATCCATATTACTCTGGTATGTTAGCTCAAAACGCAACTCTTGCTGTGAAGTTTGCTCAATCGCAAGCGATCACTCAGGATACAGCTATTAGAAACCTGCTCTGTACAAGAGCTTCAAACTTAAGTGGGGTGTAATATGGCTGAATATTCAAGAATTGCAAGAGGTACTTTTACCACAGCTGCTTCTCCTATTGCTCAGATTGTTAATCTTCCTTTCCAGCCTCAAGCTGTTAAGTTGATTAACTATACCGCCTATAGCGCACCTTCTCAATATGCTGTAACAACAGCTCATTGGGATTTGTATATGGGTCAAGCTAATACAACATTTGAGTACATTGAAACAGCTTCTGTTAACTGGATTATTGCAGCAGATTATACAACTAATGGTATATCTACTTTTAGCGCTGGATCTCTTCTTCAGTTTGGAGCACAACAACAAGTTGTCGCTTCTACTAAAGGATCTCCAACTTCTTTCCAAGTTACAGCTCACGGGTATAATACTGGTGATGTTGTTGTCTTTGAAGGATTGTATCAATCTCCAACTACTGGTATGCCACAAATGTGCGGTATGCCATTCGTAGTGACACGAGTCGACGCTAACGATTTCACAGTAAATTGGAATTCAAACACAAGTAATTACACCGCATTAAGTGGATCGCCTACAGGCGCATATGTGAAAAAGGTATTATATCCTTTCTTGTATGCTCCTCAGCTTTCATTTATCTCTGCAATTACTACAGGAACAACAACTACTATTACAACAACTGCTCCTCACAACTTAGTTGTAGGCCAAGAAGTTGCGTTTAGAGTGCCATCAGCATGGGGAACAACTCAGTTGAACTCTTTACCTGATATATTAATTCCTGGATCTCCAGTGTACGGATATGTGACAAGCGTAACCAACTCAACCACATTTGTGTGCAATATTAATTCAACTGGTTACACCGCCTACACTGCAAACGTAGCTGTAGCTAGTGTTCCTGGATTAACATTCCCACAAGTTGTTCCGGTTGGTGATGTGAATACTGGTGGCGTTGCTTACTCAGGTGGTGCTTTATATCCATCTCCTGTTGTAAATGGCGTTTCTACTATTAACGGCCCTGCTATTAGCGGTGCATTCATTAATAACACCTCACAAGGATTTATTGTTCAAAACGGTGTTGGAAGTGCGCAAGCATCAACTTCTTTACTCACTGCTTCGAGCAAATATATCTATGAAGCGTATTATTACGACCTATCTGCTTAATAAAGGTAAGTTTGCCAGGGAATTCGTTCCCTGGTATATGTATAAAAAAAAGGATTATTATGGCCTTCCCATATCCCTATATCGGTCCATATTCACCCTATAATAACCTTCCAATTGAACCGCAATATTATCAACCAAGTCGTTTTGTGATATCCACACTAACACTTGGAATAACTACACTTGTAACAACTTCCATAAATCATAATTATGTGATTGGTCAAGAGGTAAGATTACTTATTCCCTCTGCTTATGGATCGTATCAACTCAACGAAAAGACAGGTTTTGTTATCCAAATACCAGCTTCTAATCAAGTAGTTGTAAATATTGACTCAATAAATAGTAATGCATTTAACGCATCCCCTAGTTATGGACCAACACCTCCTCAAATAGTTGCAATAGGTGACGTCAATACTGGACAAACTAATACAGGAAGAACAGGTAATACAACCTATGTCCCTGGATCATTTATCAACATATCTCCTAATTAAAGGATTTTTATGACTCAAGAACTAACAAAAAAGCCTAAAGTATCAAATTCATATGCCGAAAGGGAATTAGATAAAGCTGAACAGCAATTCAATAATTTTGATGAGCAAGTCAAAGCTATGACTATGGATAGGATGAATGAAGCTCCAAGAGAAGAAACAGAGCCTCAAACAAAGCTTTCTAATCGAGAGATTCTTAAAAACAATGACATCTACTTAAAACCAAAGTCTACAATTTTTGCTGTTGATCCTAAGACAGGAGTCGCTCAAAAGTTTAATGAAAATTTCAGAGAAGAATATAACTTTCAAAAAGAGTACGTAAACTTTATATTTGAAAACAATGAGTTAAAAGGGGAAACAACCTCTATCTGGACAAGACCTTTTGGTGGAGTTCCTGCTGAAGAGTGGCTAGTTCCAGCAAATAAACCAGTATGGGGTCCTCGTTATTTAGCTGAGCAAATTAAACGTAAATATTATCACAGGCTTGTGATGAAAGAAAACAATATGACTGGAACGGATGGGATGGGTCAATATTATGGAACCATGGCTGCTGATACTACGATTCAAAGAATCGACGCTCGCCCTGTCAGCTCAAGAAAATCCATATTTATGGGATCAGGGTCTTTCTAATGTAAAATTGAGGCTTGAATATTTAGGATGAATAAATGAACTACGTTTCCGATATTATAACGTATATAAGGAGGATTGTTAAAACTCCTTCTAATGCAGCGTTAACAGATAATTTGATCATCGATTATATCAATCGTTTTATTATGATGGATGTTCAAGCTCGTATTCAGTTATTTGATTTTAAAACCACATATGGTTTCAATACACAGCCTGGCGTTGATACATATAATATGCCTTTATATAGCGTGCAAACTGAGCCAGGATCTCAAGAAGTCGCTATGTATCCAGTATATCAAGGGTTTTTTGGCCCTGCTTATGTTAATGGCATACAAGTACCTTTTTACACACAATTAGAGGCTTGGACGAATTTATGGCCTGAGTATCTTCAATCGCTGCAACCAGCTGCTATGGGAAATGGAGGAGATACTTACTCCTTTTATCTACCCTTCTTTCCCGCAGTTCCCGGTCATATCGACATCTCAGGAATCATGGCTACAAATACTAATCAAGATCCTCCTGTTAACAATACTCTTTTGGTAAACCCAAATTCTCCTTACAACGGAAATTCAGTTATTCCAACAACTAGCGTGCAACCGGGTGTCATTATCACAACTCAAGATGCAACCGGTGCAAATGTCGTGGTCTATGACTCAGGGCAATTTTTAACTGGCAATGTAGGATATGGATTGCTAATGAGTCCAGGAAACGCTCCTTTTGGTATAGCGCCATTATCTGGTGGTTATTCAACGACTTCTAATACGGTCAACTATGCATCTGGATTAGTCAATGTGACATTTCCTACTACAATCCCTGCTAATACACCTATCAATGTCTCCTGTTATTTCTATCAGCCAGGTCTTCCAAGAGCGATTTTCTATTACAACAACTCCATCACGCTAAGAAATCCACCAAATGTTCAATACTATGTGGAAATGTCAGCTTATTTGACACCAGCAGCTTTTTTTAGTACAGCTCAAGCAGTTCCATTTGGTTATATGTGCGAGTATATTGCTAGGGGTGCAGCTAGAAAGATTCTAAGTGATACAGGTGATATCGAGCAGTTCATGTTCTATGAACCTCTTTTTAAAGAACAAGAAACACTTGTGTGGAAGAGAAGTCAAAGAATCTTTACCAGCAACAGAACAGGTACGATTTTTAGTGAAAATCAAGGCCCTGCTAACAATTTTGGACAAGGAGCGAGTTATTAATGACATTTCCTATTAACGTTACTGTTCCTGGAACAAACAATGATCCTGCTGATGATCAACCACTCATGCAAACAAACTTTGGTAACATTAATAGCTACCTTCAAGTCGATCATACTAATCCTGCAGCACCTGGAGCTGGACAACATGAGCAAGTTACTTTCAATAGTAATAATGTACCTAGCGGAACCGTCTCTCCTCCAGTTTTGTTTACAAATGACGTAAACTCCCTTCCACAGCTGTTTTTTTATTCAGGAACTACAGCACAAGGTAGCACTCAATATGTACAAGCCGCTCAAGGAAGCACTTTTTTACTGGGTGGTATTATTCTTAAGTGGGGTTTAATAGGACTGACTCCAAACAATACAACAATCAGCTTTCCTGTAGCATTTCCTAACAATTGTTTTAGTGTGGTATTGACAATAAACGATGCAACACAAAAACAAGCATTTTTAAACGTATCACAAGGAACTCTTACAAAAACTGGTTTTACAGTGAAGACTATAAATGCTAGCGGTAGCGCTACTACTATCGGTTTTTATTATATGGCTATAGGCAATTAATGGCTGATCAAATCCTTATTGGCAATTTATCAAAAGGGTTAACTACCAGTCGATTGCCATTTAATATAGACAATGATGCATTTCCAACTTTGATTAATTTCTATGTTTGGAGAGGAAGAGCTAAACGCAAGCGTGGAACCCTTTTATTAGGTCAATTACAACTACAAGTGCAATCTGTTGCAACAGCAACACCTCCTGCGTCTTGGCAAGTTGGAACGATTATGACTTTAGACGGTTCCGGAAATGGGTCAGCTAATTTAATTTCTCTTTACAGCTTGGCTGGAACATCTTCGTTTACTCCAGGGTCTTTTACCTTAACAGATGGAGTAAATACATACACTGAGCCGGCAACTTCTAATGGAACTTTGGTTGGTTCACCTGAAGGGTCTGGAACGATTAATTATGCCACAGGGGCAGTTACAATTTCTGGAGGGAACCCTGGAGGTACTTTAGTTGGTACATTTAGTTATTTTCCTGGAAACCCAGCGATGGGATTGGAAGATTTGGTCAATTCAGCCTCATCTTTCACCTATCCACTTCTTTTAGCTTTTGATACTAAAAAGGCGTATCAAGTTAATCAAACCACAGCCGTTGTTAACTTCTATAATGTGAGTTTTTATAAGTCTTCTAATAACCCAGTGATTTGGAGTGGGCAGAATTACCAACAATTTTGGACTACTAATTACCAAAGCGCTTTATGGGCTACAAATAATAAACCTGGATTGCACATTGTAACAGGGACGTATGTTTCAGGAAGTACCACAACAACGATTGTATTTACATTCACATCTGCTCTGACATTTGGTCTAACTGTTGGGGATGTTTTGTGGTTTAACGAATGGAATTCAAGCTCTACAATCAATGGAATCACAGGAACAGTGAGTTCGATCACAGGATCAAATTATTCAGTTCTTTTTACAAATGCTCAAACTGTTGTTGCAGGAAGCGGTATTGCTCAGATCTTGACTAATGGTGTTAATACTCAAGACGGAATTAAATGGTACGATGGGGACCCAACAGGTACTACAGGATTACCAACATCTACAGGAAAAGGCTGGGTAAATTTTTCACCTCCTTTAACTGAGAATAATGTATCAATTAATAACACACCTTTGGGTAAGTATTACCTTGTAGGTGCGTTAGCTATTTTGCCTTTCAAAGATAGGTTGTTATTCTTTTCCCCTTGGATTCAAACAAGTTCAGGATCTCCAATCCAATTACAAGATACTGTTCTTTGGAGTTGGAATGGAACTCCTTATTACACTGTATCTGACACGAGTTCTACACCTTCTCTTGTTCCAAATAATGAAACAGCTGAGGTAACGGCTTACTATGTTGATAGAACAGGATTTGGTGGTTGGATTGCAGCAGGGATCTCTCAAGCAATTGTTACGATTAATAACAATGAAGATGTGCTTCTTGTTGGATTTACTAATAGGCAAACTCGATTCGTTTACACGGGAAATGATTTAAGTCCTTTTCTTTTCTTTTCGATTAATTCAGAGATTGGTTCATCAGCAACTTATTCAGGGATTACACTCGATCAAGGTGGTCTGACCATTGGTACTTATGGTATTGCTATTACAGATCAACAAAGTACGCAAAGAATCGATTTAAACATCCCCGATCAAGTCTTTCAAATCAAAGCTGCTAATAATGGTCCTTTACGAATTAATTCAGTTAGAGATTATTATAGAGAATGGATCTATTTCACCTATCCTGTAAATAATAGCCAATGGGACTATCCAACCCAGTCATTTCTATATAATTATCGCGATGAAACTTGGTCAATACTATATGAAAACTTTACTTGTCGTGGAACTTATAGAAGGAAGCAGAGCTTTACTTGGGCAACATTGCCCTATAAAACATGGGCTCAATGGAGAGAGCCTTGGAATTCTGGAGCTAGTTCAGCTCAATTTCCTAGCATTGTAGCAGGAACACCTCAAGGATATGTCCTTATTGAGGGAGAAGGAACAGGGGAATCTGTTTCAGGCACTATTTCAGCTATTACAGCGAATCTTGGAAATACACAGATCACCTCTACTGATCATTGCGTATCCGCCTCTAATCCATTAACTGGAATTGGAGATTATCTGTATCTTCAAGGAATTTTAGGTTTATTAGGTTCTACAATCACTGGAGCAACACAATCTAATCCAATCGTTTTGACTTCAACAAACTCCTTTTCTGTAGGAAATTACATTACAATCTCTGGCGTTGTGGGAATGACAGAACTTAATGGAAACACTTATAAAATTTTTGCTGTTTCAGGAACGACGATCACTTTAGAAATAGACTCCACAAACTTTAATGCATATGTTTCTGGTGGAACAGCTACATCAGCTATTAATGGGCTTATTGGACAAGTTAAAACAATTATCGATGCAAACAACTTTGTAATTGATATTCCAGCTCCAACATTTACTACTTCATATCTTGGATTAGGGAAATTTACTAGACTTTCTCAACCACTTCTACAAACAAAGCAATTTAATTTGTATTGGGATCAAGGTAGACAAATGAGACTAAGTAATCAGAAGTATCTCATGGATTACACAGCTAATGCTCAAGTCACAGTCAATATCTACTTAAGTCAAGATCCAGATGATGTGTATAATAGTGGCTCAATTGTCCCTACAACAAATCCTAATCCTACAAACAATAGTTTGATTTACTCACAAGTTCTCTATACTTGCCCAGAAAGCGATAATATTGGTTTAACTCCAGCTAATACGAATCTTCAGATGCCAACAGCTCAAGGGCAATATCAAATATGGCATCGGATGAACACTAGTTTGATTGGCGACTCTGTTCAAATAGGGTTAACCTTATCAGATGCACAAATGAGAGTATTAGATTACGCCACAAATGAGGTGACTGTTCATGCGATTCAATTCACCTGTCAACCAGGGCCGTTATTATCATGACATTACAAGGAAGTCCTTATCTACGTAATCAAAGGGATTTCCCTGATGATAATGCCAAGCTACTCGCTGTTCAAGTCGATAAAGCTTACATAGAGATTGCTAATGCGGTTAATTCTAGGATCATAGGAACCTTTGCTCCTAACTTTAGTATCGTTACTGGAGAATCATGGTATTTAAAAGGTGGGAGTCAGAAACAACAAACTTTAAGACAAGTATATCCCTTTTCTGTTGCTGGTTCGATTGCACACGGAATTACAGTTTCAAGTATATCAGGTTTTACAGCAATTTACGGTACAGTTTCAGACACTTCTGGGAACTGGTACCCACTTCCATATGTAGATTCCACATCTGCTGCTAATCAGATTAGTTTACAAATAACTGCTACTAACATTGTGATCACTCAGGGAGCAGGGGCGCCATTTACGATTGCTTCAGGGTTTGTGGTACTAGAGTGGTTGAGCGCCTCATAGGGGGCTTTAATTTAGGAAAAGTGAAAGAGCGGGTGCAACCGCTCAATCAACAAATGATGATATTGATACTCATCAGAACGAAATTTATCACCCAACTATATCATTATTTAATTTTTTTGTCAGATGTTCAAATAACTTTGAGAATTTGGAACTGTCGTTCTTGCTCATATTTTTCACAGCTTCTTCATACTCATCGGGTTTATAGAATTTATTTCTCAATTCAATCAGTAATTGTGTATTTGCTGCGTTAATTATATAGTCATCTCTTACCTTTTCCATCATCTTTAAATCCCTATCAAACCTTTCTTCTAAATTCTTTTTGGCTTGTTCTTCATTTTCTGTGAAATCAATCTCAATAAGTCCTTCATAACCAGAAATCGCAGCAATTTCTCTGATAGCTTCATCAAATTTCATTTTAAAAGCTTCCATGAGAAAAATAAATGCATTTCCTTCAGCTTTACACTTAAAACAAAAATAAGAATTCATATCTTCCATAATCAAAATGGAATGAATTCCCCCACAAAAGGGGCATTTTGAAAAATAATGACCTTCAGCGGGGGTAAGTTCTATTCTCTTTTCTAAAATATCAATTATATTGTGATTATCTAATAATTCTCCTAAAGACTCTTTAGTAAATGCTACCATATCTAACTCCTGGTGTTGGCAATGTATTCATGATGTAAATCTATAAATTCTTGCGGATTATATAATTCTGTTTTTAATAGTTTTGAAAAAATGCCATCAAAGTTATTTCTGTATCTTTTTAGGTTATACATCGACGCAAATGGGCTAGTCCTATCTGTAAATAGATACAAACCTGAAGTATTAAGGGATTGACTTTTCTTTGTTAACTCTTTGCAATAATCAGGCAAAACAAGATCATCACACTCTATATAAAACTGATCATACAGCTCATAATTAATCCAATTATCAATGCTTTTTGACCTACAACCAAAACCTATAGGCTTGTAATTTCTATTCAAAGGGATGAGTTTATCTTTATCTTTAGAGTAGTGGAATGTATAGGGTAGTGAATCATATAAAAGGCAAACTTGCTTTGTTGTTTTTACATATTTTAAGTGAAATTCAACAGATTGTAGAACACCCACTGAGGGATTTAAGAATTCCATAAATTTTCCATTTCTTTACTTTTGAAAGTTATCAAGATTCAATTTTGATTTATATGAAATAAATTACTTGATAGTGTTACCCTTAAAATAAAACGGTATTGCTATGAATTCACTCATGGGATCTAGAGGGCCAACAGGTGGGAATGTAATTCCCAAGGGCTATAAAACTGGACAATTACAAAACTTTACACCAGAGCAAATGCAGTTATTCCAAAGCCTTTTCTCACAAGTGGGTGCTGGAAGTCAACTATCAAAGTTAGCAGGGGGCGATCAATCTCAATTCGATCAGTTAGAAGCTCCAGCCATGCAGCAGTTTCAGCAATTGCAAGGACAATTAGGCTCAAGATTTAGCGGAATGGGCATGGGAGCTAGAAAATCTAGTGGTTTCCAAAATGCAGCAACTAGCGCCACTCAAGATTTTGCTTCCCAATTACAGAGTCAAAGGATGGGGATACAACAGCAAGCTTTAAGAGATTTGATGGGCATGTCTAATGATTTACTTGGACAAAGACCTTATGAACAGTTTCTAGTGCAAAAACAACAAAAAAACCCTTTTTGGCACAGTTTAATTGCTGGTGGAGCTCCATTAGCTGGAGCAGGATTAGGATTTTTAGCTGGAGGTCCCGTAGGAGCTCAGTTAGGCGGTCAATTAGGCGGCGCGATTGGTCAGGCATTTTTATAGAGGAATGAAAAATGGTTCAAATACTTCAAGAAAACAGACAACCCTCGACATCTGAACGTTTTGGTAAAGCTTTTGCTAATGTTGGACAGGTTGCAGGTGAAAAGGTTCCTGAAATGTTAATGAGAAGAAAAGAAAAAGAAGAACTAAATAATTTTGCTGATCAACTAGAGAAAAATAATCCAAATAGTCCTTCTCATAAGACTATTGCAGATATTTACAGATCTAATCTTTCAATGGATGATAAATCACAAATGGTAAAGGCTCTTACTGGTGTAGACCCTTTTAAAATGGAACAACAAAAAAGGTTACAACTTGATAGTGTTCTAAAACGCTATAACAATCGGATTAAAGAAGAGCAAACAAAACTGAAAGATACAGCAAGAAGTTCTGATAGAGAATCCATCAATGAATTAATCAAAAATCTTCAATCTGAAAGAGACCAACTATTGGGTTTCGAGTCTATTGGTGACGAAAATGATATATTAGAAGATGAAATGTCTAAACCTAAAAAGCCTGTACTTGATCCAAAAAATAAAGAACATGTAAAGAAATATAAGCAACTTTTTAAGAAGTTCAAAGGCGATCAAGAGAAAATAAATGCAGCTCTAGCAAAGGAATTTTCACTTTAATGGGATATGATTTCTATGATCGAATGCAGAAGGCTAGTATAGAAGAAAAAGATTCTAAATCTTTAGATTTTTACAACCGGATGTCGTCTCATGAAGAAATACCAAGCAACCAAAAGAAAGGATTACTACAACGTTTTGGAGAATTAAGCGCGCAAACTTATGGTAACGAACCTTCGCTTCATGAGATTCCGCCTGAAAATGCTATTAATGCTTTTAAACAAGTAGGAGCAGGAACTATAGAAGGATTAACGCTTGGAGCGGTTGACTTAGCAAAACCTAAATCCGAACCAGAAGCCATCGAAAGAGAAATCTTCAGGTTATTTGGCCTAACAGGACCAATTGCAGTATCTGATAAGCTATTAATATCACCATTAGTTAAATTAGCCTCTAAATCGCCGATCATACCCAAAACATTATCTGCTTTTACTCGATTAACAGGAATTGGTTCTACTGGGGCAGGAATAAAGACTGCTGAAACTTATTTTAAAGAGGGTGAACTGCCTAGCCCAGAAGAAGTAGTTAAAGAAGGTTTATGGTGGGTTGGAATCGACGCAGTTATGCAATCTGTCGGATTAGGCGCAGAATTTGCAAGTTCTATCAATCGGCTATCTAAATCGATGAAGATTTCAAAAAGTGAAGTTATTGGAAAGTTGTGGAATTCAACAAAGAATTTTATCAGTCAGAAGTTTGGAAGAAAGATCAACACCCCAGCAGACATTGAACCATTCGATATTGAAATCCTGAATGGACAGGCAAAAGAAGCGGCAGAATCCATTAGACCTACTGAAGTAAAGCCTACAGCCCCTGAAGTACCAACTCAAGAACCTAAAACAAATACAGAGTCTCCAACTCAAGCTATTCATATAGAAGATGGAAAAGTCACAGCAGAAATAAAAGATGAAAGACCAGTTTTAAAACGTATTGCTGATTTAAAAAAACAACTTAGAGAAGCAAAAACTAGAGTAGAAAAAAAACAAATTGCTGAGCAAATAAAAGTAGCTTCTAAAGAACTAAAAACATTGAAAGAGAAAAATTCTCTTGTAGAAGAACCACTAGATAAAGAGTTTGGAAAACCACAACTCACAACAAAAGACTTAAATAATCAAAAAGAATTCATCATTAGTAAAATAGATAATGCTTTATCAAATCCTCCTGATACTAATGCAATTACTATAGATGTACCAGGTGATGGAATCTTCAAAGTCAATAACGAACCTACTATTTTAGAAGAATTTAAAAAGAGAGTTGAAAAAGATTGGCCTAAAAAAGGTGTAACCAAAAAGGTAACAAAAAAACAATCACCAGAATTATTATCAAAAAAATGGAATGAAAGACCTAATGGGCATAAATTAAAAAACCTACAACCTTATTTTGGAAAAAAACAAGCGGTTGCACGTTCTAAAATTATAAAACTTTTCAGAAAAGCATTTAATGATCCTATTAGATTAGGGAAATTAGGAAAACGTAAAGTATTAGGGATTCATAAGACTTGGTCAAGAGTTACAAGACTTTTAAAAGACAATGATATTGAAACTGTGGCACACGAAATTGGCCATAATTTGCACAATCTCCTTTATGAGGGAAATCCAAAAACAAGTGAAGATCAGTATCATAATGTAGCAGAAAAATTAAAACCTTTTATGGATGAACTAAAGCCCTTAGCTTTATATCAGCCTTTTGACAAAGAAGGATTTGCCGAATTTACTAGGCTTTACGTAACTAATCCTCATGTCGCAAAAGAAGTTGCTCCTAAGTTTTATTCCAAATTTGAAGCTGATCTTGAAGTGCAGTTTCCTGAACTAAAAAATGCATTACTTCAAGCCAGAGAATATTATGATACCTATATCCAAGGGACTCCAGGATCTAGAATTGAAGCTCAAATAGACTATGGTGAGAAAGATTTTAAAATAAAAAATGTTATAGAATGGTTTAAAGGCGAAGGGAAATTTGACAAAGTTAAGACTGAATTCCTAGACGATATGTTTCCAGCTAAAAGACTTGTTGCTGAAGCATTTGATATCCCTCTTACAGATGTTGAAAATCTTAAAGATGAAAAAAACCTTTACCGAGCTTTAAGAGTATTAAAAGGAGCTATTGGGAAAGGTGACGTTTATTTAATGCATGAGACATTCAATGCTTTAACATTAGATAAAATTAATGGAAGTCTGAAAGATATTTTAAATCAAGTGTCTGATGAAGA